GCAGAAGATAACGGTGAAAAGTTTATCGAAGGATACTTTGCTACCTTCGGAGGGATATATGAACTTTGGCCAGGAGCCACCGAGAGCGTAGATGTTCGTGCTTTTGACGATACCTTAGCCGAAGATATCCGCGCCCTTATTGATCATGAAACCAGATTGGTCCTTGGTAGGAACAAAGCCGCAACTCTAGAACTAAAGGTCGACAGCCGTGGTCTATGGGGCCGAGTCCGGATCAATCAATCAGACACCGACGCTATGAATTTATATGCAAGGGTCGAGCGTGGCGATGTAGACCAGTGCAGCTTTGGGTTTGATATTATCGATGAGAAAGCAGAGTACCGCGAAGATGGAAGCATCCACTGGACAATCATGAAGGTCAAACTTTATGAGGTATCATGTGTTACCTTCCCGGCCTATGAGGATACATCTATAGCGGCCCGCAAAAAAGATTATGACCAGATCAAGATCCGCCAAGTTCAGGCATGGCAATCAAAAACGAGAGAGAGGTTACAGAAATGGCATTAAGACAACTAATCTTACACAAGCGCTTGAACGTGCTGAAAAGCCAGCTCGAAGTATTGCGCACGAATGACACGGAGTTCGTGACTAGATCCGAGACGATGAAAACTCGTGAGGCTGAACTCGAAGCGGCTGTCAACGAAATAACAGACACATCGACAGAAGAGGAAAAGGCAGCGGTCGATGAGGCGGTCGCAGCATTCGAGGCCGATCAGGTAACACTCGGAACTGAACAAGTTGGGAACGATGAAGCTAAAAAAAAGTTAGAGGAAGAAATTCAGGACCTGCAAAAGGAACTGGACGAAATCGACCAAAGATCAAAGACACCTCCGCAAACTAAGCGCGGGGATGACAAGAAAGAAATTGGAGGCGAAGTTCGAATGAGAAGAAATGGTTTTTTCGCGAGCATGAGCAGCGAGCAGCGTTCTGTATTTTTAACACATGATGAAGTAAAGGATTTCCTCTCTCGTGCGCGCGGGTTGAAAGGTCAGCAACGGTCTGTAACCGGGGCGGAATTGACTATCCCTGAGGTAGTACTGGAGCTACTGAGGGACAACCTGCATCGGTATAGCAAGTTGATCACAAGGATTAATCTAAAGCCTGTACCAGGGAAGGCTCGTCAAAATGTTGCTGGTACAATTCCGGAGGCTATTTGGACTGAAGCTGTAGGGAGTCTTAATGAACTTGCTTTATTGCTTAATCAGGTCGAAGTAGATGGCTATAAGGTTGGCGGATTTATTCCTATTCCGAATGCCACGCTAGAAGATAGCGACTTAAATCTTGCTAGTGAAATTCTCGACGTATTGGGTCAGGCCATAGGTTATGCCGTAGACAAGGCGATCCTATTTGGAACTGGGGCAAAAATGCCCGTCGGTATCGCCACAAGGCTCGCGCAAACCGCACAGCCGGCATACTGGGGAACTCATGCGCCAACTTGGACCGATCTGCATTCTACCCACGTGATTAAAATTGATCCGGCTGGTATGACACCCGAAGCCTTCTTTGCGGCCCTAACATTGAAACTTTTTACCGCTAAGGCAAATTACAGTAATGGCGGTAAAATGTGGATCATGAACAGTAACACATACGCCGCGATACTTGCAAAAAGCATTGCCTTCAATGCGGCAGGAGCTCTCGTTGCGTCAGTAAACCAAACAATGCCTATCGTTGGCGGAGATGTTGTTTTACTTGAGTTCGTCGCTGATAACGATATCATCGGTGGATATGGATCTCTTTATCTACTTGCAGAACGAGCCTTTGGGCAGTTTGCTTCCAGTGATCAAGTTTTATTCATCGAAGATCAGACTGTGTTCAAAGGTACTGCAAGGTACGACGGCATGCCGGTTATTGGTGAGGCTTTTGTTATCGTGAATATTGCTAACTCTACCCCAACAACTGTTGTGGCTTTTGCTTCTGACGTTGCAAACACCGCAGCAACCCCTAGAGCCCTTCCGATTGCAGGAACCTACACGGGAACTCAGTCCGTAGCTCTTACCTGCGCAACTGCTGGAGCAACAATCTATTATACCGTTGATGGTTCAACTCCTGACGCGACCGACACTGCATACAACGGTCCTATCGCTGTGGCCTCCAGTAAGACTATTAAGGCCATTGCTGTTAAGGCTGGTTTAACAAGCTCCGTTATCCTGAGCGCTGCCTACGTAATCGAGTAAGTGAGGGATTAGTATGGATACAGCAATAGTCCTCGGAGTAGTTAAGGAGCGTCTCGGTATTCGGTCAATCGCCAGAGACACCTATTTGCTCGCCATAATCGACGGTGTGATCAAAGAACTTGAAGATGAGAAAGGATTGGTGCTTGACGGTGCCAATCCTTATCATTTAATTTTTGTTGTGGATTACGCTGCGTGGCGGTACCAAAGCAGGGACAGTGATACCGGAATGCCCAGGCATCTACAATATCGATTACACAACCTAATGATTCACGTGGGATTGCCGCCTGATGCGGAGGTGATCCTATGACCAAGGATGACGAGCTAACCTTGATCAGTACAACTTATGATCCTGAAGTTACAAACGACATGGGGGATATGATCCCCATCGAGGCAAAGCTAATGGTTCTTTGTGATGTTCTATCCGTAACAAAGACAGAACATTACTCGGCAGCGGCGAACGGCCTGAAACCGAGCATTGTATTTGCTGTCAATAAGTATGAGTATGACGGGCAGAGTGGCGTGGAGTACGAAGGAAAAAGGTACAACGTCGATAGGACATTTGCACCAAAGAAATCCAAGGGGATTGAAGATTTCGAGGACATTGAACTGGTTTGCTCAGCCTCTATAAATGGGGTGACTTAATGGCCTATTCAGCGCCGGCGAGTGGAAACTCGATTAGGTTTATTTCAAACGCTGCAGAAGTAAAGAAGGTTATGCGAGAACTTGAACGTGCAGCGCTGAAAGATGTTGCCAAGTTTTTGAGAAAAGAGATAAAAAGCAACGTTCCTGTAGACGAAGGAATCCTTAAGAAGAATGTGGGGTCGTGGGTAAGGAAGACTTCTTACGGTTCAGAAGTTTTGCAGGTCGGTGTTTACAATCGCGCGAGGGCAAGGAAAAAAGGATACACTTATGCTTTCCATGCGCACTTGGTAGAGTTTGGGACGAAAAGATCGAGAGCACGACCTTTCCTTAAAAATTCCGTCTTGACTAACATCGACCAAATCAGATTGATTCAGGGGAAATATCTCAAAGAAATAGAGAACGAGAACAGGGCGCGTGGGTTAATGGACGAAAACGAGGAGGTGGCGGATAGTTGATCGCACTAAGAACATCCCTGACAACCTTCCTCAAAACCGTTCATCCTCGCGTATACTTCGAGCGAGCTCTGTCCACAGCAGTATTCCCTTACATCGTATTCGACTTTCAATTATATCCTGATGGAGAATGTTTTGAACTTTGCACATTATCCGTCGATGGATGGGATAATAACCCTGACACAACCGCACTTGAAACGCTTATGGCCTTAGTAAAGGGTAAGAAGGATCCGACTACCAGTCTACCAACGGGCCTCGATAAAAAAACGATCATCAACAACGAGATGGCAGTAACTTTTTACCTGGAAAACATGTTACCGATGACAGATGACGACGAATCCATCAGGCGTAGACAGTATAATTTCTCAGGAAAATTACTTAGGAGAGGGTGATAAGCTTGATAACGCAAGAACAAATTGAAGATATTCAAATTGATTATGGAATCCTGTATGAAAATTTTGGAGAAGTTGGAGAAAATCTATTAGGGGCAACACGTGGCGGTGGATCCTTCGACGTCAAAGCCAAATATCGAGAAATCGAGTTTGATGGCCGAAAAGGTTCGACGAAGGGCATGAAAGTACTGGAGGAATTAGACGCATCTCTCAGTGTTACATTGATCAATACAAGCATAGACACCATGCATCTAGCAATGCCATTTTTGACACGAGTAGGGAACGTACTGACCGCAAAGAGTTCCGCAGTGGGTGTTGTTCCGGTGTCTGCATATCGCAAAAACCTTACTATGTTTGCGAAATTGATTAGTGGTCTATACAAGAAGATCACGCTTTACAATCCGATGAATCAAAAGGATTTCAGCCTCGCCGCCAAGCCGAAAGGGGAGGGGGAGATCGGGTTCGACTTCGCTGCTAACTGGGATCCGACAGACGATACCGCAGACCTCTATGATATCCAAGATGTCGCCAGTATTGGCGGAGATGTGACTGCTCCGACCGCTATCACAGTGCCGGTTGATGCGGCAACAGCTATAGTTGTGACGGCTAACTTAACGGCAACCTTCTCCGAGGATGTAAAAGCCGAGGATATAAACGCGAACAACTTCATTCTTATGAAGGCTAGTGATGCGTCCGTTGTTGCCGGGGCATTGACCTACTCTACTAAGGTAGCGACATTTAATCCTACCGCAAGTTTGGAAGCTGCAACAGCTTACATTTGGGTGGTATCCAATGTTCGCGATCTTGCTGGTAACAAAATGTTGCCTGTAACAATTAACTTTACGACAGCATAATAAGTGGCGGGGGAAACCTCGCCTAGTTTTTAGGAGGATACCATGCTAACAACAGAACAAGCCTTCGACATGTTGCCTTCGGTGGTTGATCTCTACGAAAAATTAGATGGAGACAGTTATCGAAAGAACTTTGCTGAAGAAAACAAAGAAAAAAAGCTGGACGAAATGACAATTGGGGTTAACCTGTTTAAATTCGTTCTTAAAAACTCGGCAAAGGTAAAGAATGAAGTCTTTGAAATTGTGGCCGTATTTCAAGGCAAACCTGTTGAGGAAATCAAGGCTCAGAACTTCTTGACAACTGCAAAATCTTTAAAGGAAATCTTTACTGATAAGGAAGCAGTGAGTTTTTTCAAGTCTGCTATACGGTCGGATACGAAAGAAGTTTAAACCTACTGTATAGCCAATATGGAATAGGTACATCCAGTAAAACAAAGCTGAAGCACATTATAAAATTGCTAATCAAAGCTCTTGAGCAAGAACAAGAAACCCGAATCTGGGAACGATGGGTCGGATTGTGCCCCTACATGGAGATAGGAAAAATCAAGTTTATTAGCTTCGAGGATTACAAAAAGGCGCTGATTAAGCCTGGAGTTAAGACCTCTGAGAAAACGAATGAAGAAATCATGGCCGAGTTCTTGCCGATTATAACAGCGCACGAAAAAAGATGACACGAAATAAACATCCTTCAATCGAGGGGTGTTTTTCTTATGCCATTGAAGGGCGGTGAAAATTATCGAGATTTTTAAATTGTGGGGTTCTATCCTAGTTTCAAACGATGGAGCAAACCAAGCTATTGACGAGACTGACTCTAAAGCTCAGAAAACATCCAAAACCTTCGGCGAAATGATAGGTTCCGCAGCCAAAATGGGTGCAGGAATTGCGTTAGCTGTCGGCGGGGCTGTGTTGGCTGTCGGAGGTCTCGCGGTTAGCCTAACCGATGATCTGCAGAAATCCTTAAACGGCGTACAAGCTTCCACGGGTGCAACTGATGAAGCAATGATCGGGATGAAGGACACTATGCTAGAAATTTACAACGATAACTTCGGGGACAGCTTGGAGGATATCGGGAACGTCATGGGCTTAGTTACTCAACAAACTGGACTGGCTGGTGATGCGCTGAAAAGGATGACTGAGGGCGCGTTCGCCTTGCGAGATACTTTTGAGATGGATGTTGCTGGTTCGGTGGAAACAGCCGGCATCATGATGAAGAATTTCGGCATTGACTCGGATCAAGCCTACAACCTAATCGTACAGGGCGCGCAGAAGGGCCTTAATAAACAAGGGGACCTACTCGACGTCTTAAAAGAGTATGGACCGCACTTCGCTTCTCTTGGATTTTCAGCAGAAGAAGCGATGAACATGTTAGTAAATGGCGCTGAAGGTGGAGTGTTCAGCGTTGACCAATTGGGCGATGTTGTTCATGAATTTGGGCGCAAAATGAGAGAAGAGGACTTATCGAAACCTTTACAACAACTTGGATTAGATAGCGTAAGATACACAACCATGGTGGCCCAAGGCGGGGAAACTGCCAAGAAAGCCTTCACTGAAATAGCTCAGAAGGTTGGAGAAATTAAGGACCCTGTACTACAGAATCAAATAGGAATAGGCATTTTCGGCGACATGATGGGGGAAGTCGGAATCAAGGGCGTCTTGGCTATGTCCAACACCCAAGGAGCAATATCGAATACAGTCGATGCACTCGGTAAGATAAACGCGGTGAAATACAACACGTTCGGCGAAGCAATGGAAGGTATAAAACGTAACCTCCAAACGGGTTTATTACTCCCTCTTGGTGAAAAAATAATGCCAGTCATGAATACATTCGCGAGCTGGATATCAGGGAACATGCCAGTAATTAAAAATGAAATAGAGTTTGCCATGGGGGTTGTAGGGAAGGTATTCGACGGAATCGGTAACATAATATCAACGTATATCATGCCCCAATTTAACGTCTTTAGCAGCATGATTGCAGAGAATATGCCACAAATAAAAGCGGCTATACAGGCTATGTACGATTACGTAAAGCCTAGCTTTGATCAACTCGCAGAAGCAATAAGGATTAATGTACTGCCTATGATCCAGGGCTTCTGGAATTTAGTCCAGTCGGCCATGCCAACGATTAGGGTGCTATTTGAAATTGCCATGATCGCAGTAGGAACTGCACTTAAAATAGCTATGGAAGTTATTTCCATTTTCATTGGAGCGGTAAAAGGTATTTACGACTTTATCGAACCAAAACTTGAATTAGTAATAGATATATTCAATAAGGTATCAAGTGCGATTGAGACGGCCCTTGGATGGTTGCTGAATTGGAATAATACCTCATCGAAAGAAAAAAGTGTTAAGGTTAGTAGTGGTTCAGTCGGAAACAACGCTAACGGAACAGACTATTGGCGTGGTGGCGACACCTGGGTAGGGGAAAGAGGTCCTGAAATAGTCAGACTCCCAAGGGGCTCTCAGGTATTTTCCAATAGGGAGTCGATGGCGATGGCCGGAGGAGTTACCGTAAATATTAACGGCGCCAACATCATGGACGACTACGGCGTCGACCGCCTCATGGATCGAGTCATGGACCGCCTAGCCCTAAAAGGAGTGAGGTAAATGCGGACGTACACCATAGCGGGAAACGTTATCACGGTTCAGAAAAACTCCCTCAGCTACAGTGATACCCTGAACGACAGAACGACATGCTCATTTGTCGCCGTCGATCCAGTTTTTGAAATTGATGTCGGCATGGAGGTTAGCGTCGAAGAGGATGGTACCATTTTTGCTGGCACCGTGGACAGTGCGTCAGAGTCGGGCGATAAGGTTAATTATGTCTCTGTGTCTTGCGTTGACTTTTCGCAACTCATCGACAAACGGATTATCGCCAACAGTTACGAAAACGAGCTGACTGGGGACATCGTAAGGGATTTTATTACCTCGGTATTTGCTGATGAAGGGATCACCGAGGGGGATGTCCAAGGCGGACCCACGATCTCAAAGGCTGTTTTTAATTACACAGACGGAAACACATCAATGAATTATCTTGCCGATGTTACGGGATTCAATTGGGAGATCGACAACCTTAAGCGACTCAACTTTTTCGATCGATCAACCTTTGCAACTCCTTTTGCACTAACCGACAATAGCCACAATTACCAAGGTTTAACGGTCAAAAGGTCACGCTCAAATTACCGTAACAGGCAGTACATCCGCGCTGGAACGGATATAACTGCAGAGATAGCACTCGAAAAGCCTACGCCGAAGCCTGACGGAGTAAGTAAAACCTTTGTGGTTCGATTGCCAATAGCTCAAAAGCCGAGGATCTTTGTAAACGCGGTCGAAATTAGCGCTTTAGATATTGGGATTAACGGGGTTGACACGGGTAAAAAGTATTACTGGACCTACGGTTCTAATGCTATCACTCAGGATTCAAGCGTAACTACCCTGCTCGACACCCAGGCATTAACGGTAACGTACAAGGGCCTCTACCCCTTGTTAGTTGTGGCAGAAAGCCCAGGACAAGTTACGAATAGAAAAACTATAGAGGGTGGCTCGGGAGTCCACGAAAACATTATCCAAGAAGCAAATCTCGACACTAGGCAAGCCGCCTTAGACTTTGCTCAGGGGAAATTGGAGAAGTACGGAATTATCCCCAAGGTCGTGACTTTCAACACCTATGAGAAGGGCCTGAAGGCTGGTCAACTCCTGTCAATAACCAATACTAAACATAGTCTAAACGGCACATTTCTTATAGATTCCGTGGCAGCCCGCGTTGACGGGGTGCTAATGTTGTACTCGGTCCGATGTCTCGATGGTGCCAGTTTCGGAGGATGGGAGCAACTATTCAGGACTCTGCTTCAAGGTAACAGAAAGTTAGTTATCCGAGAGAATGAGGTAGTCGTGAGGCTTTTGTCCTTCACTGATGAATTTGTAAACTTGGCAATGGAGGACGAAATGACATATATCCTGCACCAATACCACATATGCGGTCAAGAAATCTGTGGGGCAGGGGTGATTTTATGAGTGTGACGGATGGTGCAAGAGCGTTAATCTTAGCGTCTACAATAGCAACGAGTATAGACAACATAGATGTACTGAGCGTCCAGACGATTGCCGGCGAGTTGATTAGGATCGCGCCTCAAAATATCGTAACGGTCAGCGTGACCGAACGTAAGTATGAGTTTTATCTGACTGAGAATGAGGGTATTGGGGATCTAGTAGTAATGTCCCTCTATGGGAATGGGGCAACGGTAGCACTTGGTGATGGAACTGAGATGGCGAGTCAAGTTGTGGATATCCCTAAAACAAATACGCAGAGTTTACTTATTTACTGGATTGTGAGGGTAATTTAATGGCCTATGATAAAACAATTTGGATAGATGATGAAACACCAATTTCGGCCACAAACCTAAACAAGATCGAGCAGGGAATATCCGATCTTGATCGCGTGACTGGTTACTATACCGGGGATGGTGCCGCTTCTCGATTTATTAGCTTGGGATTTACGCCAAAGGCTGTAGTTTTATGTAGGAGTGACGGAGCAACTTATAAGGATGGCCCAAGTATATATGGTGGACTTGCTGTAACTGGGCGCAATGTCCAGCTTGATGCAGATAACATTGTTTTGTCCCTTGCGGAAAACGGGTTTTATGTTTATCGTAGCTCCGCAAGTACCATTTGCCTTTCTAATAGTAATGCGCAAATTTTCCAATATACTGCGTTTAGATAAGGGGAATTTAACTATGATTATACACAAGGAAACAAAGTCTATTGAGTCCTTAGACGGTAAGCCGGATTCAAATTATGGAAATTATGATAATGTGTTTATCGTCGATGATCGCAGCGTATTGGCAGAAAAGCTTAAGGAAAATGCTCCTTATTTTGATTTTGTTTTAGATGCAGGAGGAAATTTAATCGACATAGTGCCCATTGAACGACCCCCAGAACCAATATTAGAACCAACCCAGCTCGACCTACTCCAAGAAAAATACACAACGCTCCAGGGAGCTGTCGATTTTATCATAATGAACTTTTAGAGAGGAGTGAGGGGGAGGTGGAAAAGATGGCTTTATATCTCGCAGAGGGAATTGAAGAGGGTAGACTGGATTACTTGGCAGTGTTTAAGATTCCGAGATACTTACCACTAAAAGACTCAGTAGATGCAATGTTAGTCGCTGATGGATACCAAGGCAAAATTGTGCCAATAGTTTAATCCTAAAGGGGCAAAGTATACACTAATTGCGAGGTGATATGAATGGGGATAGTCCCTGTACCCCTAACTTTAGACTTAACTACGGGCATTTTCGTTGGAACAGAAATTAAGCAGGGGAAATTGCAGACGTGCCCTGAAATGCTTACCAGTATTTACCCTCTCGACGAAGATTGGACGCAACATGGATCAGCCACATGGGCAAAAATTGGCAATGATAAGGTAGTCGTTAACAACACAGATTCAGGTAATTATTACTTAGATAATATCCACAATATAGCCCAAGTGGTCGCTAATCCTGTGCATTTTAGACTAATTGCAAGCGGAGAAGGAATACCGGATCATGATGGTTTTTCAATCAAGTTGATATTAACAGACTCAGGTGGATTATCTGGCGTCCATCTTGGTGAGGAATTATTGCGATTTCCTGCAGGTAACTTTGATGAACAGCAGCTTTCTATTAGCATAACCCCTACTGCTCCAGCACAGTGGCTATACGCCTATATCTTCACACGTTACAATACGGGTAAGATTACTATGTGGAATGCTGAAATTTATCAAGATGGGGACGCTCAAAAACCTGTCGGATGGTGGAGCTCGAAGCCATTTGACTTAGCCAAGGAAGCAAATGTCCCAATTGTTAAGGGCGGGATCTCTTTACAAAATTTCGCCTTTAAGTACGGCTATATTGATAATATTGATGGTATGGACAATGTTGATTACAGCATTGAAAAATTAAGTGAATTTGATATTGTCGTTACTCACGAACCTAGCAAATTAGATGCAAGGTCAACAGATGTAGCTAATGCCTTGCTTGGAAAAGGTGTGGGAGTGTATGGGTACGCACAAGCTGGGGCGTATGAATCGGAGGATATGGCGGGGTTAGTAGCATTATCAAAGCCGATTATGGATAACTGCGCTGTAGCTGGTTATACTGGCGTGTTTTTCGATATGTTTGGCTATGACTACCATCAAACGAGAGATTTTCAAAACGAGATGATAGACTATGCACACCTTAAAGGACTGAAAGTGTTTGCTAACGCCTGGCGACAAACAGAGGTTTTGGATAACACTGTAGACGCGGTACACAACCCAGATGGTACAGGAACAAGCATGGCGGTGGACGATTGGGTGTTATTGGAAGGTTTTTATATGATTAGTGGGAGCTCACCCGGATATGTTGGAGATGAAGGAGATTTCGTTGAATACTTTAATAAGTACACGGAAACGGTCAGATTAGCTAATTTGCTGGGCGTTAAGGTGTGCGGATTGACTGACGTATTATCTACGATTGAGCTTACAGATACAACGGATTGGACTAACGCATATTGCCTAGCTGTTGGGTTGGGTATGCATGGACTATCCTATAGTCAACCCCTTAGTAGCGACAACATAGACTGGCCCATATCAACGTTTTTGACTCCTAATATTGGTTCGGCCATTATTACTACGATGAAACAAGTCGATTCGGAAACCTACGAAGCTAAGACTGACACAGGGGTATTACAGTTCATCGCCACAGACAATCCTATAACTAGGGGGCACAGGATATTCGCTATCCCACAGAAAGTATTTGTCCACCCAATAACGCTTCCTGAAATCAATGCCCAAACGCATAAGATTACCTACTACTCGAGCCCCGACAAGGTAACTTGGCAAAAGGTGCAAAGTTTAGGTGCAGTCTTGGTCGTAACGGATCGGTACCTCAATCCTGAAATAGTATTACGAAATTAAACGCCTATGGGGCGTTATTTTTTATGCAAAGAAAGGGGCACAGACATGGCAGTGAAGTTAATCCGTGGAGGAGATCCAAATCTACCGTGGGAATATCTTGGTCTTGCTGCAGACGCTAAGCCAACTGCCGGAGTTCCTGCAGGTTCGACGTTCCTAGAGGCCGACACGGCGGTTAAATCCATGTTTAACGGGACCGCTTGGTACCCAATTGTGGAGCGAACTTCGATAGTTGGGAGTTTACCGAACCAAACTTTAATAGAACAGCTCACTGACGCTGATGCAGTAGTCAATGTTTTAACCTTTTCTGCAAACATAGAAGCAATTGAGATATATCACGAAGAAGCAACTTGGCAAACATTCATAGTTAACGGATTAACGATTATTGTCCCTGTTGGCGGTTATCGAACTCCTATTGCTGGTGTAGTTGGTTTAACTGTTACTATCCCTGCTATATCATGCATTGTAGGGAGGTTGGTATAAAAATGTTTGGATATAATCCACCACCTATCGAAAGTTCTTACC